CAGCACCCTGTCTGGTGAGCGAGAGCGTCTCGCCGTGCGCGTCTAGATAGGCACCCCAAGCGTAGTCGACCAGACTGGCGGCTACGGTGTCCGTTGTCGCAACGTCCCAGAGTCGTTCGATCTCGAGTGCGAAGGCGGTCCTGATGTCGGAGTAGAAGCCGCCGGGGGTCGTGTCGATGAAGGCGTCGTCCTCGGGGTCGACTCCGGCATTTAGGTCGGCGTCGATCCGGGCGATGATTGTGTCGAGCGTCTCTACTCGAATCGGTACGAAGTCGGCGAGATCAGCCATCAGACCGGCTCTACCTCCAGCTCGCCATCGAACTCAATCTCGGAGCCGTCGCCTTGGACGATCAGGAAGCTGACGGCGACCGCCGTGTCCTCGCCCAGATCGGATTCGACTATCTCTATCTCCACGTCTTCGACGGCTTGGATGTTGGGGTGGAAGGTCAAGGCATCTACGATATCCGTCTCGAGCTGGACTGCCTCGTCTGGATCTCCACCGATGTAGTCGCCCAGCGGCCTTGCCAGCCCGAACTCTGGTGGCAGCGCGACCGCCGAGCCTTGGGCAGTCCGCAGGCACTTTTCGATCCAGCCGATCAGGTTTCCGTCTCCGCGCAGCGTTGCGGGAGCCTTGCCATCCCTGACGAACTCCCCAGCTTGGAAGTCGTAGGCCCACGAGCGGCCCAGCGGTAGCGGTTCGGCGTCAACGATCTCGATGTCCTCGTCCGCGTCGATGTTCTCAATCGCGTCGTCGCTGAGCGCCAGCAGGTCATCGACGTCTACCTCTTCCTCGTCTGGGAACAGGTCGTCTGTCTCGACCGCGTCTTCGGGCAGCTCAGCCACGCTTTTTCTTTCCCTTCAGCTCGATCTCGAGCTTGGCGCACTCGTCGCTGAGTCGCTTCAGCTCAGCCTGCAGCATCTCGATCTGGATCGATTGCTTTCCGATTTTGGCCCACAGAGCCTCTTCGGTCACTTCGAAGGTCATGTATCTAGTGTAGCCGCGATTTTGGCGCTGGCCGGTCGTGGCCCGTAGCGCGAGTGCTCGAGTCCTGACCACTTTTCATACCAGCCCTTCCCCGTCAGGGTTTGGAGTTGCTCAAAGTAGGCGGTGTAGCGTGGCCGGATGGCGTTGTAGGAGTGGTTGGCGATGGCATGCGCTCGGATCTGGCCGCTGTCCAGCTCTGAGCAGCGCTCGACGGCGTCGCAGAACTCGCCGAAGGTCCGTGCACGGAATCCAGTTAGGCCGTGCACATTTGTCTCTGGGAAGGCACCGAAGTCTGTGGTCACCGTTGGGCACCCGTTCAGGTGAGCCTCCGGAACGATGTTGCCGAACGGTTCTGCGTAGGTGGTCGGAGCAAGCAGCGCGGTCGCCCCCGCCATCAGGTCGTTGCGCTCTTCCGGCAGGACTGGACCGATGTATTCGGCCATGTCGTAGTCGGGGCGGCAGTCGCCGCTACCGGCCAGCAAGATAGGCAGTCCCAGCTCCCGCGCTACATCGACCGCGATCGCTACTCCCTTCCGGTCGATCAGTCGCCCGACGTATAGGAGGTATCCCATATCGTCCCTGTCGTCAGGGAACTCGCTCGGGTCGAAGTATCCGGGTATCACCGCGTCGTAGAAGGATGGGTTCACGTTCCCGATCCCCCCGTCCGCCTCTTTGCCGTAGGTCATGTTCATCCAAGCGTAGGATTCGAAAACTCGGTGCACCGAATGCATGCTTCCGGGGTATCCGATTCCCAGCTCGAATGCTGTCAGCTCGGGCAGCTCGCGGACCAGCTCGGCTTGACAGAGACCGCCGGGTAGCGCAAGCAGATCACCCGGCTCGGCCCGCTCCCTGATCTCGGCAGTCGCTAGTTTGTTGCTTTCAGCCCATCCTGCTTCGGTGAACTCTGGTGGTTCCTGCTCGTCGTAGCAGGCGACATAGTTCGGCAGGTCGTCGTGCCGGGGATCGCCGTAGACGATGACCTCGATGCCCTCCATCATCTCGGGAAAGCGCACCACCTTGTTGGTGAAGGCGCAAGTCGAGTTAGCCTTAGTGACGGGCTGGCCGGGGAGGGCCGGTAGGTGGATTCTCACTCGTCGGGTTCCTCGGGCGGTGCCGTGAAGGTCTCGGTCTCGGGGTCGTAGGTCCACCCGATCCACGCTCCGGACTCCCCACGCTCGACGAGGGCGAGGCCTTCGGGCGGGGTGTAGTCATCGGTCCCGTCGTAGACGATCGCGTTCACGATCAGGCCGTCGTCGGTTCTGTATTCGAGGAAGATCATCCGTAGACCCAGACCTTTACCTCGGCCCTGCCTCCGTCGCCGCCCTTACCGGCGGTTGTTCCTGACGATCCGGCGCTTGCTCCTCCGCCTCCGCCTGCTCCGCCGGGGACCCCTCCGTTACCGCCTGCTCCGGCCGAATAGGTCGAGGCTCCCCCTCCTCCCCCTCCTCCTCCTTGCGAGGCCGATCCGTTGCCACCCGCTCCCCCGGTAGTGCCGGTCCCGGCCGTTCCTGCCGACCCGCCTCCCCCGGTAGCGACGGCCGCAGTCCGGGCCGCTGTGAAGATGTTCGTCGGGTCGGTCTCGTAAGAACCTCCCGCCCCTCCTACGAAGGCGGTAGTCGGAGTCGCGGCGACTCCTCCCCCTGCTCCTCCGCCTCCGGCTCCCTTGTAACCCTTAGATCCGGCCGCCCCTGCCCCGGCGAGGGCGGCGGTTCCGCCGCCTCCGGTAGCCGGGTTTATCTGCTGCGAGATCCCGACTCCGCCGAGGGCCGATCCCGTAGATGCCCCGCCGTTGAACCCTCCGCCTCCGCCGATGTAGTAGAGAGGCCCGAACCGAGAAAGACCGCCCCGGACGCCGTGGAAGCCGGTCCCGGACGGGTTCGCCCCGGTAGGGCCGACCCCCCCTGCCCCGACGGTAACGGTTACCGATCCGGTGACCTCGTCGCCGGTCAGGACATCGCGGTAGATTCCGCCGCCCGCTCCGCCTCCTCCTCCGAAAGAGTTAGAAGCCCCGGAACCTGATCCTCCGGACCCTCCGGCCGCTACGGTCTCGACGACGATTACCTTCGCCCCTGCGGGGATCGAGTAGGTCGTGGACGATGTAAAGGTCTCGGAGTCGAGGAGGGACATCGCTCCTGCCGGACCGGAGGGACCACTTGGGCCACTCGCGCCCGCCGGACCACTTGCGCCCGTTGCTCCTGCGGCTCCCGAGGGTCCGGTCGCGCCTGTGGCTCCGGTCGCGCCCTCTGGCCCGCTCGGACCCGATGGGCCGGACGGACCCGTCGCGCCAGCCGGACCACTTGGCCCGGTTGCCCCCGTCTCCCCAATGATGCTTGCGCCGCTATCTACCCAAGTGAAACCGGCTCCCGGATCGGTCCAAGTCCAGATCGAGCCGTCGCTCAGGTCTATGTAGAGGTCATCGGGGTCCGGGGAGATCGTGAGGCCACCCGGTGGAGTGCCGTTGTCAGCGTAGAGGTAGGTGTCACCAGCAGGTCCGGTGGCACCCGCCGAGCCAGCCGCTCCGCTTGGGCCGGTTGCTCCTGTCAAGCCGGTGGGACCGCTTGGGCCGGACGGACCGGAGGGGCCACTCGGTCCACTCGGTCCCCCCGTAATGTCGCCCTGAGTGGCTAGGTTAGCGGGATCAGTTTTCGGGCCGACATACTTCGCCATCGGCTAAGTGTCCTAGACCGCTCGGACGAGAACCCGATACTGATTTGAGGTCGGCGCGGTGCCGAATACGAGCGTCACAACGCTTGTGGAGGTTCTCTGAACATCACAGATGACCGTATCGTAGTCGCCCGAGTTACGGAAAACCTCGACAGCGACATCGCGAGTCCCGAGACTGTGGGTAACGGCAATACTCGTGGCGGACCCGTCACCAATGTTAGCCTTGTAGCTACTCGCTCCGACCTGAGCATCGACGTATGCCTTGGTAGCGGCATCTTGGGCGCTCGACGGGTCGACGAGGTTGACGATTTTGCCTTCGGAGTTGGCGTCGAACGCCGCGCCGGTTCCGTGCCCGCTCGTTACCTTGAAGGCCGGGTCGGTGCCGTGGCTGGACTCGACCTTGCCGGTGAAGGTTGCTCCGGTCAGGCGAGCGACGCTCGAGTCGACGGCCAGCGTAGCGCCCGTCTTGGTCAGTCCGTCGCCAGCGATCAGCTCCCCGGCCCTTGAGAACACGGCCCAGTCATGAGCCGTCGTGCCGGGCGTGATGGAGCCGTTGGTCGTGATGACCCAACCGGTGTCGGCATTCGCGGTTCCCTCTTCGACGAATACAAAGCTTCCGCCGGAAAGCTCACCGGCACCATCGGCGTCCCCTGCCCTTGCGGGAGTTGCGGCTACGACCCAGATTCCGTTCTCGGCCTTGTCGGTCTGATTTTTGACCAAGATTCGGTCGCCGTTGGAAAGCGTGACTCCGTCCAGCGAGTCTCCGGAGTTCAGCGCGGTTGCGATGGTGATGTTAGCGGTGGTCGCGGCCCTCACCGATGCTTTGACGTCCAGCCCGTTCTGGGCGGCGTCGAGCTGGCCCTTGTTGACCGCGTCTCCGGCGCTGGTGCCGTCGGCCAGTCCGGTGATTTTCTGAGAGTTGAGGGAGACTCCGGCGGTCGGTGCCGCCATTTCATTGAGTTTGTTGGTCTGGACTGCCGTGTTGAAGTCCGAGATGGTGGAAGCCGTCTGGGTGCCGGTGTGGTTGGCCCTTGCTAGCGGGTCGGATGCCAGTTTCGAGAGGGCAATGGCGGCGCTTGCGTTGATGTCCTCATTGACGATGGTTCCATTGGCGATGGCAGTGCTGGTGACGGCACCCGAAGCGATGGTCGGGTTCGGGTAGGTGCCAGCGAGATCGCCGCCTGCGGATCCCGTCGGCGTTCTCGAGTCGCTCAGCCGAGAGTCGTTGCCTTGTGCTGCGGTTCCGGACGAGGTGCCGTAGGTGACGGAGAAGGTCGTGTCGCTGAGGGTAAGGCCGGTTCCTGCCGTGTAGGTGAAGCCCTGCGAGGTGAGGTCTACCCACCCTGCGGTCGTGTAGACATACAGGTTGTCGTTGCTTGTGTCGTAGTAAATCTGACCCTCGACCGGCGAACTCGGTGCAGTGGCGAGGTTCTGGATCCTCGCGTTCTGCAGCTCGTTTTTGGTCAGGTCAAGATTTGCGAGATACTGCGGCATCTGGCCTCCTGTTTGGCTTCCTAGATCAGTATAAGTTCGGACGGCCAGCTGGCCCCATCCGGACCGCGCTAGGTCTTGATGATGTGGTTCAGCACCATGTAGGGCTGGACATTGTTATGCGCTCCGCTACCGCCGGTCGCAGCCGAGGTAGCGTCATCGTTGCCTGTGGTGCCAGCGGAAAGAGCCGTCAACCTGTTTTGACTGCCAGTCGCGGTCGTAGTGGCGGATTGGTTGGCGCTGATGGCGTGAGTGTGGGACGGGATTTCACTTTCCGTCAGCGTGTGCGTTTTGGCACCGCCAGTTTCGCCGAGGGTGTCGAAGTCGGTATCCCCAGAGTCCCTAGTGATGGTCACCCGCCCGCGTAGGTCGGGCAGCCCAAAGGTTGAGAAGCCGTCCCCGTTGCCATAGGTCGTTCCGATAACGGCAAACAGGGCTGCGTATGTCGTCCGGCTTGCAGTCGTGCCATTGAGAAGCAGCCAGCCACTCGGGGCCGTTGCCGTTGGCCACGCAACGATTGAGCCAGTTGGAGCAACGGGGCCGCTAGGACCGCTAGGACCGCTTGGCCCGCTCGGTCCTGTAGGCCCGGTTCCAGAAGGCCCCGAGGGTCCGCTCGGTCCCGACGGTCCGCTCGGTCCGCTCGGTCCCGACGGTCCAGAAGGGCCGGTAGCGCCGCTTGGCCCCGAAGGGCCGGTGGCCCCGGCTACTCCGGTCGCGCCGCTTGGACCCGAAGGGCCGCTCGGTCCGCTTGGGCCGGTTGCGCCAGTCGGACCGGTAGCTCCGGCACCCGCGCTTGGGGCGGAGTTGCTTACCACGTCGGTGACTAGCCACTTGCCGCTTCGCATTTGCTTGATCGCCAGAGTGTCGCCCGCCAAGATCCCGACGGTGTCATCGTAGGTTCGGACCCACTGTGTCAGCGTCAGGTCTTCCTCGTCTAGGCTAAGCCTGCTGTCTTGCATCTCGAGGCTTAGCGGAGCTATCCGGCGAACGTCGGCGTATTCGATCTCGCGGACGCCGCGCTCAGCGGTTTCCCTGTCCTGCTCGCGGATTGCTCGAGCTACCCGCTTTACCGCGCTCATTCGACGTCTCCGGGCACGACCTCTGTCGTTACGAGCAGGGTATCGGCTGCGAGTGGCGATAGCGCCTGCCACGCCCGCCTGCTCAGACTGATCTGGGTGTCGTCATCTAGGTCAAGGTCGGTTTCGCGGTGGATGTAGACGGTGGTCGAGCGGTTGCGGCCTGCCGTGATCCTGACCCGTTCTCCCACTAGGTCTGACAGCTCCCCGCCACGCTGGACGATTGCCACACTTGCACCTTGTGGCAGCGGGTCGATGAAGGTTCCGTGCCACGTCGCGTAGACCCGGCGACGTGTTCTTGCATCGGGCGGGTCGCCGAGTGTTCTCTGGGCGGTCGGGTAGGCCAGCGTTGCCAAGTAGAGGTCGTCTTCGCTCGGCGGGGTCCAAGGGTAGGCGTAGGTTGCGTAGGCGATTAGCTCTCCGGTGGCGGCGCTCCCCGGCGAGACGGTCCCCGGAGTCGACAGGCTGGCGGTGTAGAGGTTGGTCGGGCCTGTGTTCTGGTAGAGCTGTGCCCCGTCGCTTGTCGGTCCCGCGATGACCCCGAGCAGCGCGTCGGCACTCGCTTCGACCGCAATAGGCGTAGCAAACTTGAGGTCAACCCAAGCCGGGGCTGCGAGGTTCTGGATGGTGATCGTCTCGGTGTAGCCCAGCAGGTTTCCGGCGTCGTCGTGGATCGTCCCCACCAGAGTCTGCTCGGCGTTGCCGCTGCCCTGTCCATTCACCACAATGGAAAGCTTTGACACGAGCACATCCCGGTTTGGCGCTGTGAAGCTCGAGGCTACCCATGTCCCGTCGGCCTGCTCGAGGATGTCGTCCGGGTCTGCGGTGCTGTGTCCGAAGATCATCATGGCCTTACTCCGCCAGTTGGCCGCTTGTCCCCGCGATTTCTAGCCTTGGGCTTCTGCTTCCGGGTTGGCGCGAAGGGATCGAAGTTCTCTCCGCACCACTTCGGCTCTTTCCGACCATTTTCCTTGGCCTTCTTGCACAGTTTCTCGCGTATTTTCTCGCCCTCTTTATCGATATAGAACTCGTCGAAGCTAAGGGTCAGGTCGGTCGTGTAGTCCCCCGGTGTCACGCTGTGGCTCGCTGCGGTGACATAAAGCAGCTCGGTAAACCCTTCGGCTGGCATCGCCACCTTGATCGCATCGCCGCGCTGGAGGCCGGGGTATCCGGGGACGGTCAGGCTGACCTCCCGCTTCGGCTCCTGTCGGTCGACCAGCTCCCGTTTTGCCTGCTTTCGGAGGTCTGCGAGCGATTCGGCTGGCTCATCCAGCGACCAGAAGTCATGGATGAACCCATAGCGCCGCTGCACCTTCTTTTTCGCCCGGACTCGGACGGTTTGCTTTTTCTCGGTGCCGTCGCCCTCGACCTGTGCTCGGACCGTCAGGACCGTAGCGACCTTGTCGGCCAGTGAACGAGTGATCGTCGCGTCGAGCGCCTGCCCTCCGTAGATCAGAAGCTCCTTGGATCGGCGCAGGCGGGTCACGTAGAGTTTCCCGTTCCGCATCCGGATCACGTATTTGAAGCCGGTGTTCTCGCGCTCCTGTTTGTATGCCTCCTCGATCACCGAAAGCGGGCTGGCGTTCTTTTTCTCAAGCTTTTTTATCTTGTGTGTGCCCTTGACGAGCCGCCCGACCTTGATTCCGTAGCGTTTGCAGACATCGCGCACGATCTGGTGGGCATACCAGCCCTCTGGACGCTTGTCGCTACTCTTGCCCTCACCCTTCCGGTAGAAGAAGTCGTCCTTGCTTTTCTGCAGCCAGAACAGCTCGTCGGCAGCCTGTATTTCGTAGGACTCGCTGCTGATCGATTGCGTGACGCTGGTGATCCGGAGCGTCCAGAGCTTTCGCCACCTTGCCTGCTTGCTTGCTCGGTAGAAGACGGTGACCCTGTGGCCCTCGGCCAGCTTTAGGGAGCGGTTCAGGTTCGGGTTTTCGACGGTGATGTTCACGGTTTGGATCAGTGTGTCGTCCCAGCTCAGCGAGGTCACCATCGTGCCGAGGGGCAGCCGCATTCGGTCTTCACCACGCCATGCGATGATTTTCCATTCGTAGTCCTGTATGGCGAGTGGTTCCTTGAAGCGCTGCCAGTAGTTCCGGATCTCGAGGTCTTCGTCCTGCTTGTTGCGAGCTTTCTTGGCTGCCTTTGCCATTAGGGTCTGACCCCCCCGGTGTTGACACCACGCTTGCCCCTAGGCTTAGCCTTGTCGCGGTTCTTCCCGTCGTCGTCCGAGTCCCCGCCGGGGATGTGAAGTCTGACCGGCCCCTTCCGAGTCTGGACTTTGACGCCGCCCGAGGCCGTCCCAACCACCTTGTGTCGCCGTCGCTGCCACAGCTTTTCGAGAGAGTCGTCTGGCCCCAGTCCCTTGAGGCTCACGTTGTTCCGCTTTGCTATCCGCTTCCATTTGTTCGGTGTGCCGTAGTAGTGCTTGCTCAGCTTGCGCAAAGTCGCGGGGCTTGACTTTGATCCGATCTTGTGCCGCTGCTCTTCTTTGAGCTTGTCCCCGCCGCGATTGATCTCGAGCGCCACGCCCTCCTTGTTGATGTGGACGATCGCGGGCAGCTCATGCCTTCCGTATTGCCTCCGGCCTACCTTCGGTCGACGCCACTCCGTGAAGCTCAGCTCGAAGTAGCGTGCGTCTGGCTCTCCGGCTCGCTCGCGCAGTGATGCACTTCGCAGCGTCACATACATCTGGACGTCGGGCTTGTCGTAGAGGCCGGGGTTCTGGACGATAAGGAGCATCGGGGTTCCCTGTATCACCAAGCGGTCTAGGCGCTGTGAGAGCTTCCAAGGGCCAAGGGCCGGGTCGATCTCGTAGTCGTCTCGCACCCGGCGGCGGGTGCCGTCAGGCTTGTGTGGCGCGACCGCCCAAGGCGGGTTGTAGTCCATCGCCAGCGTGCTGATCGTAAGGCTTCTGAGCTGTCGCCCGCCGGGTCGAGAGAACTGGCCCGCGCTCACGGTGTCGTAATCGTTCCAGCTATGCGATACGTCCCAGCCGAACGAGTCAAGCGGCGCGATTTGGAACTGCAGCGGCTGCTTCAGGACACCCTTTTTCGTAATTCCCCTGATGCGGCGCAGCGTCATGATCAGTCCGGCGTCTCGGTTTCTCTCCAGCATCAGACGATCCCCGTCCCGGTGTCGGTGCCGATCTCGTCGCTTAGCTCGTTGAACGCCTGCTGCAGCTCCTGCTTGATCTGCTTCTTGATATCGCCCTTGCGGTGGTTTTCGATGTTGATATTCCCGATCGAGATTCCGCCGCCGCTTGAGGCCGTGCCCTTGTTGGCGGGCTTCACGGTGACCTCTTCCCTGCCGCTTTCGCCTACGCCGATCAGGGTCGGCTGGTCTGCGGTGAACTTGCCGCCGTTGCCATACCAGCCGCCGAACTTGGGTGTCCTGCCGCCGTGAGCCATCTTCTGCACCTTGACCAGCCCCACGCCGAACGGGAAGCCAAGGGCGGCAGCGGTTTCGTGCCAGAGATCGATTGCTCGGGGCTGGCCCTGCACGTCTCCGCCACCGGCACCGATGTCGCGCTTGCGGGCGACTACAGACTTCCCGCCGTAGGAGATCCGGAGCGGTGCCTTGTAGGGAAGACCGCCGAGCAGGTTGGCGGACGAAGCATCGCCCCCGGAGTAGCCAAGCTCGGCGTAGGTCATGGTGCCGGGGAGCTGGTCGCCCTTGTAGCCCTCGGTGCCCGACGTAGCATCCCGTGCCCCGCCGTAAACCGAAGCTCCGACGAGCCGCCCCCCGCCAGCGGGTCCGACCATCGCCCCACCGCGCTTGTTGAGCATGCGCTCCATGCCAGCGGTCTGAGCACCCATTGCTCGAGTTGACATGGCCCCTAGGAAGCCCCCCACGTTTGACATGCGGCGCTTGAGCTTGATCATCTGCTGCTTCATGCCGGGGCCGCTGGGCAGCATGACGCCACCGGCTCCCTTGGCAAGTCTGGCGACCGCTGCGGGGTTCCGGGCGTAGGCTTCATTCAGCGCGACGTGGATATGGTCGAAGTGGTTTCCGCCGATCATGGTCCGGTAGAGCATCTGCTTGATCGCGCCGCTGAAGTTTGCCTGCAGCCAAGCATGGGCCGCGTCCATCTGCGGGGTGGTGACTCCGTTCGAGACGTCGATTGCGCCTCCCCAGCCGTGATCGGACGGGTTGCCGGACGAGGTTATGTCTCCGGGCCTGATGCCCGACGTCACGGACAGCCCGAACTTTTGCTTCAGGAAGTAGGCCAGCGCATCCAGCCCCGGTAGTGCACCGTCTGCATCTGGGTAGGCGACCCTGCCGCCTCGAGCGTAGTAGGCGTCCGTTTTGGGACGACGACGGTGTCCGGGCTTCGGCGTGCCGCTGTGGGGCACGTTCTCTCTCCCGACTTCCCCGTCAAGGCTGGTGCCGAACATTCCCAGCATGTTGTTGACCCTGCCCTCGGTGTGGCGGTTGACGATCAGCTCGCCGGGTGCGGCCATGCCCATAGTTATTGGGACTGTATCTCGTTTTCCTTGGCCCCTGATTCTGCCACCGCCAGCGTAGCCCTCGACGCGACCCCCGAGTGCCTTGTCTTTGCCGGTTTTCACGGGCACCTTGACGCCCTTGAGTGCGTCCTTGGCCTCCTTGCCCGACATGCCGTATTCGTTTGTCAGCTGCTGGAAGGTTCGCTGATACATCTGGGCTGCGTTGGTCAGCACCTCGCGCATGGCGCGGTCCGACTGGTTGATCTGGACGTCAGCGATGTTCTTCCAGACCTCTTTTGTGTCTGTCCGGATCCCGACGTTGTTCTTTCGGAACGATTCACGCAGCCGCTTCTGCTTTGCTTCCGAGCGCCGTTGCACCTCGGCCTGCGCAGCGTCGGATGCTTTCATGTATGCATCCCAGTCTTGAGTTCCGCTGGTTGCCCGGCGGGTTCGTGTGTCGGGTAGGTCGGTTCGGCTCAGCTCGCCGCTCGTCGTCCGGCGGGTCCGGTTGTCCTGCCTCGAGGTCTGGCGACGGTCGGCCCATTGGATCGCGTCGCGGAGCTGCTCTTGGATTCGGGCCTGCAGCACAATTGCTCGCTCGTTGGTTACGCTGGTCAGGTTCTGCTGCCGAAGGATCTCGGCTGTCGTTCGCCCTGTCGCTTCGTTAGCCTGCGCAGCATTACGGAAGGGCGTGCCCTGCGCAAGTGCCCTCTGCGAGTCTGAGACAAACTCACCGCGCTGTGCTCGGCCCCTCTGTCTATCACGGATTCGGTCCTTTTCGGACGTGTTGGTGAATGGACTGCGGTCGCCGCCGGGAAGCAAACCAAAGGCGAAGAAGTCTGCTGTTTTGTATAGGGCGTTCGGGACGTTGTTTTCGCCTAGGTTGACGAAAAGATCGATGAGTGCGGTCCACTTGACGATTTTCCCAACCGGGGTTTGCGAGAACTTCAGAAGCGGGGCAAAGACCTTCCCAAGCGCACCACCAACTCGACCGAGTACTCCGCCACCGGGCAGTCCCGGTATCGGGAGGGGGCGCTGCGTTGGCGGCACTCGGCCCGGATTTCCCGGTGCCCCCGGCCTCCCCCTCGTTGGCGTGGGCATAACCCCCGGACCGCCTACGCCCCCGAGCTGTGTCACGGCGATTGGGTTGGTTGCGCTACCGGGATTCGACGATCCGAACATTCCGCTGATGCCGCCTCCGACGCCCCCACCGAACATGCCGAAGCGCTTTCCTAGCCGGTAGCCACCGAAGGCACCCAGCAGCGCCGTCAGGCCGCTTATCTCGGTTCCCGGTATCCGGAAGTTTGCGATGGCCGTCGTGATCCGCTCAAAGGATTTCACCAGTGGTTCCATCGCGTCGTTGACGTTTCGCAGCGGTCCGATCAGGCTGCTGAAGAGCCGCGCCAGCTCTTTGGTCCCTTCGATCGACTCTCGCCAGAAGTTGTCCATCGCCTCTGGGTTGCCCGTGACGAACTCGGTGTATTCCGCGATCCGGGCCGTCATGTCCCGCACCAGCCCCTGCCCCTCGTCAGCCCCGCTTCCGAAGACAGCCTTGGTGAGATCCCAGATACCCGCGAAGAGCCGGAACCAGTCACGGGTCTGGCTGACGGCTGCGCCTAGGCTCCGGCGCAGCGCCGACGTGTTGCTCGTAGCAGCCACCCAGTCCCCGGTTATCGAGCTGAAGGACCGCATCATCCTTTCGACCATCGGAGCCGACGCTACGGCGATGTTGCCAAGCGTCTCTCCGATATCGGCGATTGCCTTTGCGATCGGTCCCGCGATCCGCTCGAAGCTCAGGGTCATGCGGCTGATGAAGCGCTCGAACGCAGGGCTGTCCAGCCGGTTCATAAACAGGGTGATGGCGTCTGACGCAGCGGCCATGCTTCGGTTTGCGCTCCGGGCGAACATGGGAAGCATCTTGTTAGTCCGCTCGAGCACGTCGCGCAGGGTGCTCATGAAGTCATCCTGTCCCGGTCGGGTCAGCTCTCGGAAGTTGTCGCGCAGGTCTTTGAACTCGTCTTTCAGGTTCTTGATTCGATTGCTCGCCGCAAGTCCCGCCGCTGCCACACCCACAAGGCCGGTCACGAGGGCACCCCCGAGACCCACAGCCAGAGCACCCGCTCCCTTGAGTGCCGCACCCAGCGATCCGATCAGGGCACCCAAGGCACCCGACAGGTCAATCACGATCGGCAGGAGTGCCGCGAACGCTCCACCCAGAAGCAGCGCGACCCGAGCCATTCTGCCCATTCGTCCAGCTGCCCGCCCGCTTGAGGCTGCCACAGCATCGGTAGCTCCGGACATCTGATCCATAGCCCCGCTGCTCGATTTCGCCTGTCGTTCGTTTTGCTGCAGCTGCTTGTTGACGTCGTCGAGCTGTCCCAGCTGGTTGCTAGTCCCGATCGAGTCCATCGTGTCGCCGAGGGCGGCGAGAGCCACGTCTGTGTTGGCCGCTTGAGCTTCGATTCGTGCCAGCGGACCGGATGCCCTGTCGATGAGCCGGAAGGTGCCGGTTACTGTCGCCGCCATTTGGCCCTTCCTGCCGGAGCGCCCTTCCTTCGAGCGCCCCGGCGCTTAGCCAGCGATCCCGCCAATCGCTCGGGCTTGGTTCTGTTTGATCTGCCGTTCCTCGAGCGCGAGCGATACTCCGTAAAGGAAGTTCCGATAACGCTTGGGGTAGGGTGGCGGTGTCGGCTCACCGGGAGTCTCCAGCGGAAGCTCGACGTAACCGCGCCAGCCGCACGTAGAGCATGGCTCCACGCTCCGGCGTAGCGACCAGCAAGACGGACACGGGTGTCTGTGAGCGAGCGGTCGATACGACTCGTCAAGGCCGTTGTAGACGCAGTAGGGATCTGCTCCCCGCTGCCACGCCAATGCCAAGAAAGCCGCTTCACCGCCCGCCCTTACGAGTTTCCCGCCGCAGCCACCTGTGTGGCGTCCTGCACGTCCTCCTCGTCGAAGCCGGATGCGGTCAGCACCTTGCCAGCCAGCTGGGTGATGTAGCCGGGCCGGTTGTAGAACCGCTGCCGCAGGGCTTCCGCCGGGTCACCGATCTGGAGCGCCTCTGCAGCGGCTCGAAGATCCGGCTCGACGGTGGCTGCTGCCACGATCTCGAGGTTGACGCGGAACTCGTCGACGTTGCCGGTCCGACGGGCTTCCCGTGTGTTGGCGGCACGCTTCCGAATGCTGCGGAGCGCGTCCAGCTCGATTGCCCGCAGCTTCCAGTCGATCCACTTCGGCGACCCTTCGGTGCCGACGTTCAGCCGGACGGTCGTTGTCGCGCCGTCGGCACCGCCGATTGGCTCGGATGAGATGAACCAGTCCAGCGCGTTCTGCTGCGTGGATGCGTCCACGTCGTTTGCCTTGGCGGGCTTGGCGGCTGCTACGGTCTTCACCGCTTCCACGCCTTCCGCCGAGTCCACCGGAGCGGACGAGCCGCTCAAGTCCTTCAGGGGTTCACCCGAGAGTGTGTCTGTGTTCTTTGTTGCCATGCCTTGCCTCCTGAGCAAGTAGTGGGTTTTTGTTGTCTGGCATAACGGGCGCGGACGTATCCGCAGCCGATAGTGGCCGTGTTGCCGTCGCTTCGGGCGGCGGCTCGTCATTATCGAGCATGCACTCGACCTCTAGATTAGCCATCGCCAAGGCCAGATCTCTCTGACCGTGGCTCCGCTTCTCCGAAACGACTCGCTTGAGCTTAAGCCAAGCCCGCTCGTAGTCAACGAGCATTTGCCTATGTCCTAGACGCCGGACTGCTCGTCAGGCTTATGCGGCGTGGTGACGTTTGGCAGACCCGTCGCTTGGTTGAGGGTATCCCCCACCACGAAGGTGTTCAGCGGGATCTCCTTCTCGTAGGAGAAGGGGAACTCGAGGTCGCGGATGTCGTCGCCGATGTTGAAGCCCAGCGGCAGCCTCCAGAGCAGGCAGCCGTCCAGCCGCCACTGCTCCTTGCCGAGAGCCTCGGGATCGTCGTAGCCGATCTTCAGCGAGAAGGGCTTGAGGTAGGACTCATCGGATCCCCTGACCCGACGCCTGTCCTCGATCGAGGTCGAGATGAAGGAGTAGACGGCCAGCTCCCACTTGGTATCGATCTTCTGGACCCGGAACGTGCCCTCGCGGGTGATCCGTCCCGGCTTGTAGCCCTGCCGGTTGGTCCCCACGAGCGGGACTTCGATCCGGTTGACCTCAGCGGTTGCCGTGACTTCGGTGACCTCGGCCAGCAGGTTGCCACCAGCGTCCTGCGCCTCTCCCCACATTCCTGTGATCCGGAAGAGTCCCTCGTTACCTGCCATTGGGTTCGCCATGTGTTCCTAGTTCTCCTGTTCTGGCCCTAGCTGACCGATACCGTGAAGTAGACCTGCTCCAGAGAGCGGGCGAAGGAGACGGCGAGCACCAGTGCGATGAACTCGTCGTCGTCGCTCGGCGGCGGGTTCTGGTCGATGCCGACCGTCCAGCCTCCCTGAATCGAGCCGGTCCGCTCACGCTCGAGCAGGGTTGTCTTGACCTGCCCGACGACCGTTTCGCGGGTGTTTTCGTTGATTACCTGAGTGCCGATGATGTTCTCCTCGGCCCACTGAGTCAGGTCCGACTCGATGCCATGAATCGTCCGAACGTACTTGGGCTGCCTGTAGATCAGGTAGGGCAGCGACGGGGTCGAGTCCGCGTCAGTCTGAGTCCATGTGGTCAGGCCGGTCTTGATGTGCACCGGGGCGGTCGAGTGGCTGTCCCTTGCCAGCGCGATGACGCCGGAGTCGAAGGCAGTCTCGAGATCGCTCAGGGTTGCGCCGACGGTCAGCTCGATTCCCGCGAAGCGAGCGTGGGTCAGCGACTGGGACTCCCCGCGAGCCGCCAGAGCACCGGCGACCCTTGCGCAGAACTGGGCCGTGCCGAGGGTCAGCTCGGTCTGACCGGACCCCAGCGTGCTGTCGGTGATCGTGCCGATTCCTACGTTCAGGATGTTCGGGCTAGCCAGTCCGCCGGACCTCGTGGCCGCAGTGGAGGCACTCTCTGCTGCGGCTCCACCGAACACGGTGAAGAACCGCCTGCCGAGATCGTTCTGATCGTCGGTCCAAGTGGCGACTGTCGTCCGGATGCCGGAGTCGGTCAGGCCGTAGGCGCAGAGCACGGCGAACCTGTGGACTTCGAACGCGTCCAGCGCGTCGGCCCACTCGGTGCTGGTGGTCGAGGTGCCGTCGTTACCCCCGGTGAAGGAGGAGCCGGAAACCTCGGCCAGCGCGGTTCCGGTTGTGACGGAGCCTGCCGTGATCCAGTTTGACGAGGCGTTGATCTGGGCAGCCAGATCGGTGATGTTGGTGTTGGCGTAGCGATACCGCTCGAGGACCGTCGTGCCGTCGAGCACGATCAGCTCGTTCTTGTCCGAGTCGGCTGCGTAGTCCTGAGTGGTGACCCGCAGGTCGTTGCCCCGCGTGCCCTCGTAGCGTGCCGTCAGGGTGATGGCCGCAGCAGGGGTGCTCGCCGTGTTGTTGAGAGTCTTGGCTGCCTTGGCTGCAGCAGATGCACCGAAGCGGTAGCAGACAACCTCACCAGCGCCTCCGCGACCCTCGAGTCCCTCGCCCTGAAATGCCTGCTTGACGGCGCGGTAGCCGTCGGTGTCGTCAGAGGCACCGAAGATGCTCTGGAACTCGGCGAAGCTGCTGACGCGGGTGACGGTTTCGAACGGACCCCAGTCGTGGGTGAAGGGAATGGCGACAGCGGTTCCCGATGCGACGGGGACGGCCTCGACGACCTGATTCTCGAAGTTGAAGTACGCTCCCGGCAGGCTCGGCCTGTTGGACTTGGAGAAGATGCCTCCCATGTTGTTCTACCCTTCCTTCACTTCGGAGTTGAGGAACTTCTCGCAAGCAGACTTGACCTGATCGATGGTCAGGTCACCGGTCTTGCCGTCGAGTGCTCCGGCGATGATGTGACGCCGGTAGCCGGTAAGCGCGTGGCCGTCGGCGAGCAGGCGCTCCTTGCTGTACTTGGTCTTTGCCTCCGAGGACGACGACTCTGCCTTCTTTGGCGCGTCTGTCTCGGTCTGTTCAGATTTTGTAGACAATTGTCCTCCGGTGGTTTCCTAGGTGACTCGGCTTCGGACCTCTTGTGCCACCCTTCCCTGAGAGGGTAGCCGACCATTTCGACGCCATCCCAAACGGACTTCTACCGAGACCGTGAAAAGCAATTCGTCGCTTGGGCTTTGTGTGCGGCTAATCTCGAGGTCAAGGATCCGAGCGTAGTCTGGATCCCGACGGGCGGTTGACGGTGAGCTGGCGTCGACATTTTCGTAGTCGTAGAGCGGGACTCTGGCGACCCTTCCCTTGTCGATCCCGACCCTAAAGGCTTGGACGAGAGCTTCTTCGGTCGCCGAAGCGTTTATCAGGCTCTCCATTACCGTTGTCCCCGGCTCGGGGAATGCGTTGATCACGAAGGTTTGGATGACGTCCATCGTGTGGGCTGGCCCCGTAATGGTCTGGCCTGTCGCTTCGCCTATCTGGGCAGTCGGCCTTCCGAACGTGCCCTCTTCCACGAGCAGGCGGACTTCCCACTCGTTGCCAAGGGCTATGGCGGAGTAGCGTTTCAGGCTTCTTAGGACGTCTATGCTGGTTCTCATGTGAATGTCGCGTAGGGGTTCTGGCGCTCCATCAGCCTAACCCACTGGCGCAGGACGGGCCGAATGATTTTGTCCCATGTCGCTTCGATTGTGTCGGCGCTTATCTCGAGCATGTAGTTTCCGGGCGAGCCGGGGTGCAGGACGGCCTTGGCGAAGACGTCCTGTCCCGTTATGCGATCCACCCAATGCAGGGTTCCACCGGGTTTCTTGGGAAGGATCAGGTATGCCTTGTGTTCGGGGCCGTAGAGACCCGTGCCGTAGTTGACGTAGGGCGCGTATTCCAGCTTGTTGAACCACTTGGCCTCCCAGCCGAGTCCCACCATCTGGATCTGACTAGCCACCTTGTCGCTCATCCAAGCAGCGCGTAGGTCGCCGGTTTCGATCGGTGTGTTCTTCTCGGCGATCTCCCGTGCGTTGGTTACGACCAGCACGGCTGCATTTCGCAGCAGGAAGTCGACCGGCTTGTTGTCGAACCAAGGCGCGAGCTTTCCCCCGGTGTAGCCCATCAGCTACCGCGCCTTCCCCAGACTTCGTTCTCTTCGGTCCTGCGGAGCGTGAATGTCCAGCCGATGACGCGCCGCTTCTTTCGCATCGGCTGCGGCTCGCCCTGTATCTCGAAGTCATGCGTGCCCAGCTCTACGGACTCGACCCTGATTCTGTCGCTTGCTTTCCAGTCGAGCGTCTCGCCCAGCAGGTCTTTCCTGTAGACGACTAGGGTTGGCTGCGGCTCCGTCAACACCCTGCCGTCCTCGGTTCGCTCCCCAGCGGTGTTGATCGTCAGGCGTGCCTTGATTGGCTCGCTCTCGTTTGGCTGGAATACCGTGCTGCCCTCTACGCGCTTTCGGGTAGGGCTTTGGCGGATTCGATAGGCCGTGTCTACGAGAGCGCCACGGAAGCCCATTACGCTCCCGGCGACAGATAGCTCGGCGGTAGCGCGGACTCATCCCAGTCCATTTCGCTGACTTCGAAGGCCGGACGGTCGGACCCACCGGCCCAGTAGTCGTCCCATTCGTCGCGCCGGTCTTCGGTAGCCATTCGCCAGAGCAAGTCGTGCAGTAGCGGCCAAGGGTTGATCATCTGGGCCTTGCGCAGGTCGTCCATGTTCCGGCGGCTCTCTGAGTAGCCGGTGACGTTGAAGTTTGCGATTGTCTCGAAGTCTGCCGCCACCTCGATCGCGTCTTCCTGCGACCGCAGCGCACTCTGCTCGACGGTCCGCTGGATCGCCTCCTTGCAGGTGTTCTCGTATTGGCTGGGCAGGGTGCTCAGGGTCCGTCCGGTGACCTCCTGCACGTATTCGATGGCTCTGTCGAGCAGCACCTGCAGGTCAGCATCGTCCTGATAGTCGTAGGCCGCGAAGTCCATTCGTGACCATGTCTTGATCTCGGCAAGCGTAGGCGCGTTCATCTCTTACATTCTGCCCCAAGAAGGAGCGAAGGGCCGGGAGTTACCCCGACCCTTGCCCAGATACTTGCCCTAGGTCACTCCGCCTCGGGAGCCTTCTCCTTCTTCGACTTCTTGGCCGGAGCCGGAGTCGGTGCGGGTGCCGGGGCGGACGAGCCGACCTTGTCGGCAGCGACCACGCCCTTGACGAGTCGGCCTTGGCCGTCCTCGTGGACGTAGACGACAGTGTCGCCACGCTTGGTGGCGGACACGACGTCCTTGACACCTGCAGCCTTCGCTACGGCATCGAGCGACAGCTCGACGTCGTCAGCGTTCTTGAGCTGGGCGGCACCAAGGTCACCGGCGTAGCGAGCGCGGCTCGTCTTCACCAGTTCATCGGCGCTACCAACTCCCTTGCCGAACTGATCGGCAAGTTCTGTGGCTGCGTTCTTTGCATCGTTACCTGCGGGCATGAATCACCTCCTGCGGTGCCTCTTACGAGACAACGCTCCTGTAGACGCCTCGGGGATCGACGACGGCGACACCGAAGTCCAGACGGACCTTGAAGTCGACGCTGTCCAGCTCCCAAGTGTAGGGATCGTCTCCGCTGCCAGCAGCGGCACGCGCCTCCGGGTTCTTCAGGAACACCGACGGCTCCTCCCGACCGTTCAGGAAGCCCACAGCGAAGCTGGGGACGTCGTTCGGGTCGGCGAACAGGTACCAGTCGTTCGCGTCTGACCAGTAGGGGTCGCGGACGACGGCATCGTTCGGCAGGATCCCGACGAGCGGGTTCATGTTGCCCTTGTCGAACGCGGCGGACGTCGGGTCGTTGACAGTCGTGCCCGTCTGCTGCGACCGGATGATCCGGTTCGCTACCAGCTCGAGCTTGACGTTCTTGACCGCGAGTGTCCGGGGCCGCACGACGATCCTACGACCGTCGTCGTCGGTCTGAGACTCGAGAGCGCTGATCGCGTCAGCGAGCGATGTCTCGGACAGAGCTGCGGTTGCCGTGTTGCTCCTCGACGAGTGGAACGTCGCCGTGCCGTCAGGCGCGGTCGGGTTCGACTCGATGTAGGCGATGATGGTTTCGGTGACGAACACAGCCGCCGAGTAGCCCATCTCTGCCGGGTTGTCCCTGAGCAGGGCACCGGAGTCATCATTGACGATCGCCTGACGGGTGATCGAGTAGACCCCACCGTAGGTGTCGATGATGAGTTCGGCGTTGTCCCGCTCATTGCGGTTCATCTCCGGGTACTCGCCGCCGTCTCCGACGTATCCGATCCCGGTGACGCCGTTGATGCCCCTGATGCGACGGGCGCGGAAGTCGTTGACCGACTCGATGCGTCCGTAGCGCCTGTACTGCGGCTCTACACGGGTGTAGCCGTTGTAGACCGAGGTGCTGACAGGGCCGTAGAGGAACGAGGCGAAATCCGCCTTCGTCTTGGCTTCTGCGAGGTCCATCTCTCCTGCCTCGGCCTTGCCGAGCAGGTCGTCACGGTAGTCCATGTAAGCCTCGTAGAGGAGAACAGGGCGACCGATGCTTCCGAACTTAGACATTTTTCGTCGAAGTCCTTTCTTACTTGAGATCGAGGTCGATCCGCACCTTACCGGTGGGGGTTCCTCGCTCGTTTTCCGTTTCCACAACCGTGCCGAACTTCGTGTTACTGCTGCTCGTTTCGGTCAGGGCGTTAGCCGAGGTGATGTAGATGGTCTCGCCCTTGGCGAAACCGGCCACCTTGTCGACCTGCACGACACCCTTCGTGATGAGGAAGTACTCCTCGTTGTCCTCGATGGTGGTCGCATCGGCAATCGTGCTATCGAAGCCGGGCGACACCTGCTTGACGGCGATACCCACGAAGTTTCCCTCCTTGACAGGCTGACCATGAGTCAGCGCAGCCGAAGCAGTTTCGTTCGTGACGTAGACGCCGCGTCCGGGCCTGTTGTAAGGCATTTAGACGCTCTCCTTGTCGGTGTTGTTTCCGTATGCCACTTCGGGATCGATCCCGGCTTCCTCCAAGAACTCTTGGTAGAAAGGCTTGTCCACCGGTGCCGGAGCCACCTCGCCGTCCGAGTTGGACGGTCCCTGACCCTCGACCTTGGCAGGCATTACCTCCGCGAGCAGCTCACGCGCCTCGCGGATGTCTGTGTCGACGCTCTCCTTGAGAATGTCGGCAGCGCTTTTGTTCTCGGTGTCGAACACGTCGAGCTTGGCGGTCGGGGCGTCACCCTCGAGCGAGTATTCGCTCTTGAGCTTTGCCTCGGCCTTGCTCGGCAGGGCCGACTCCGAGATCAGCTTGTGTGCCTCGTCGCGGAGGTCACGGAGTTCGATCTTGCGCTCAGCGGCCTTTGCAAGCTCCTGCGCCTCTTCGATCGCCTTCTGTGCACCCTCTTCGACAGCGGCAGCCCTTGCCTCCTCAAGCTCACGCTTGTGGCGCTCGGCCTGCACCTTGATTGCGGCAGCGGTGCGTTCAGCCACCAGCTCCCTGACGGCCTGCGATGCACCCGACTCAGGGTCACGCAGAGCCTCTTCCAGCTCCTTCACGATGTCGCCTCCTTCGGCGTGCTCGTTTGCAGACTCGTCAACCTCTTCGGCCACGAGACCCTCGATAAGGTCAGCAACGCGGCCACCTGCACCGCCCTCGCTGACCCAGTCCACCGAACCGGGTGGGTTCTGGCGAATGCCTTCGACTACCCAGACCTGCTCGCCGCCCTCTTCGATGGCGTGCACCTCGGTTGCCTTTGCCCTGATGGAAGCCTCGAGCAGCTCGGGATCTTCCTCGATCAGTCTCTTGACCTGTCCGACGGGCTTGACCTTGGCGACAACAGCGCCCTGCCCGAAGCGACCCTCGGCGGGGACGGAGTCGTCCCACCAGCTCTCGAGGATCCTGCCGCCCAGATCGCGGATGCTGCGAGGCAGCCCGCCTGCGGCCTTCCGTGCCTCTGGCGACTGGTGGTCGATATACATCTTCCAGCCGGTGAAGACGTCGGCGTTCTCGCGCAGCATCTCAGGCGTGTACTTGTGCCTGCCGAGTCCCTGCCCGATCGTCGGTCGGATTACGTGAATGTGAACCGTGCCGTCGTCTTGCAGGGCGGAGGGCCGAGAGGCGAGTGCCTCCTGCAGCTCGAGGGCGGCGGTGTTGGAAACTTCTGTCGTAGGGGCCACGTGAAAATCGTAGACAACGGGCCGGACCTTCCCACGAATGGACTTTTAGCCACATTCTAAAGCAAGGTCACGCAGCTTGACTTTGCTCGATCACCATCTGTAGCGCGTCCCCGATCGGGCTTTCGAGCTGCTCGGCCTGCTCCCACTCTCCCACCTGTGGGCGCTTCCCACTGCGGTCGATGCCCGCCATCCACAGCTCCGAGACTCCCTTGGCGTAGACCTGCACGATCACCACTTCGTTTCGCTGATGAGGCTCTTCGTCGGGTGCTCGCATCCAGCCGGTCTGGACTTTGCAGACAATCGTTGGCCGGATCTCCGTCAGGGCAGGTGGGACCAGCTTCAGCATCTCGAGCTGGTCGAGCACCCGTCCGTCCTCGGTCACCAAGGGCATAGCGTTGAACCCGCGCTCGGTTTCCATGAGCAGGCAGGGCGTCCAGTCGTCGTCGCCCTTCAGCGTCTTGCCGATGTCCTCGACCCCGCGCAGGATGCTGTCGCGGAAGGCTTCCGGGCTAACCATCGATCCGGCACTCCCCGGCAGGCTTGTCGTCTCGGCGCTTGGCGAATTGCGGGTGCCTGTATCCGCCGGTCGGCATCTGGCCCATGTGCTTGATCTCGATGACCGCCCCGAGCCACGCTTCGGCGTTGTCGGTCATGTGCTTGCGGGTTGTCATGTTCATCCCGCTGCACCGCCCGACCTCGACCAGCTTGCCGTTCGCGTCGTGCTGGCCGAAGATGACCGCGCCGACCATTCCGGCGAAGCCGTTCTCTCCGGGCTTGAAGCCCATGACCACCGCGTCGAGGTTGTCTTGCGGCTTGACCTTGACCCAGCCTGCCCCGCGCTTGCCAGAGGCGTATCGGGCGGCGGTGTCCTTGATCACCATGCCCTCGAAGCCCTGTGCGAGCAGAGCCTGCAGGCTGTTATCGGTGACTTCGACCTGTGGCACCAGCTGGAGCCGGTTCATCGATGCCTTCTCGAAGACCCGCTCGAGCAGATCCCGCCGCTTGGCGTAGGGCAGGCTCCGGGCGTCGATTCCGCCGTGCGCGATCAGGTCGAAGGCCATGTAGGTGATCTTGTCAGATTGGGCAGCCGCCTTTTCGGTCGAGCTTCCGAGGACGCTCTGGACCGTTCCCCATTCGTGGGTGACCGTCCCGTCCTTGACCGTCATGGCGACCGCTTCGCCATCGAGCCATGTCCCGGCTGGCAGGTGCTCGCCCACCTCGGCTTCGATCATCGGCAGGGAGCCGTCGTGCGACTTGCCGGTGCGGGTGTAGAGGTGGACGCCGTCGTCGGCGACGTGGATCAGGAGCCGCCAGCCGTCGAGCTTCGGCTCGGCGATGTATCGCTCGGTGTCGTAGCTGCTCGGCGTCATACCCTTCTTGGGGGCTTCGGCGTTCTGGGCCAGCTTGTCTGGGCTGGTGGGTGCGGCGGTGCTTGTGAGTGTTGGCATGTGTTCTCCTTGGTCGGTTGTGGTGCGCTACGGATTGTAGCACAGGGTCAGTGGTAATGGAAGTATTTCGTTGGATGCCAACATTTCTCTGGGATCTATGCTATTCTGCTTGCACATTGAATCCGACCAAGGAGGTATCGCATGAGAGGCATCCATTCCAACCTGATTGTCACGCAGACCACTGACGACGCCACCGGCGAGGCCAAGCCGCTTTTCGCCTTCCCCGTCCAGATCTGCAAGGCAGTCGACAACAAGGAGGTCCGCTTCGACCGGGCCGCTCCCTCCGGTGCTCAGGTCCAGCAGGTCTACCGTGACTCGGTGACCGGCGAGATCCTTGAGACCGGCGACCTGATCCGGGGCATCCGGACGGGTGACTCGTTCCAGCAGATCGCGGACGAGCAGATCAAGGCCATCGACGAGCAGCTGTCGTCGAAGGAGATCGTCGTGGACCGCACGGTCGAGCTGGACGAGGTTCCGTTCGAGCGGGTGACCGCCTGCTACTTCCTGCAGGTTCCCGCCAAGAACGGTTCGGCCAAGCACTACCGCCTGCTCTACGAGGCTCTGCAGGGTCGCACCAAGAAGGAAGGGCCGCGTGCCCTGCAGGTCAGCTTCGTGTCGCGGACGCGGCAGAAGCTCGGCGTGATCTACGCCGATCCGAAGACGCAGTGCCTCGTGCTGGTCACCCTGACCTACGCGCAGGCTCTCCGCCAGCCCGACGAGCAGGTGCTGTCGCATCTCTCCGCCGAGGTGACCAAGGAGATGGTCGGGAAGGCCCGGTCGGTCGTCGACGCTCTGGCCGAAGGCGATCGCGGGGACTTCGATACCCCGGTCGACGAGACCATCGCTCGCCGTCAGGAGCTGGTCGAGGCCGCTCTCGCAGGCGAGGGCATCGAGGCTCCGGTGGCAGCGGCCCCGGTCGATGCCAACGCCGAGGTGGAGTCGATGCTCGAGGCCAGTCTCGCCGCCGTCTGAGCAACGGCTGACCTAACGACAGAGGCCCGGAGGTTATCCGGGCCTTTGTCGTTCTTGGTCGTGAGCCTTAGAAGGGTATGTCGTCGCTGGCCGGAGCGCCCGTGCTGGCGAAGTCTCCGACGCCGGTCCCGCTCGAGGCAGCAGCCGGGGCGTTTCCGCCCTCTTCCCGTCCGCCGATGAAGGCGACGTTGTCGGCGTGGATCTCGACGGCCTGCCGCTTGCCGTTGTCGCTTTCCCACTCGCGCCACCTGAGCTTGCCGGTGATGGCGACCTTGCGACCCTTGCTCAGATACTGGGCGACGTTCTCGCCCTGTGCACCCCAGACGACCACGTCGAAGAAGTTGGGAGCGTCGACCCACTGGTCGCCGTCCTTCTTCCGTCCGTTATTGGCGACCCTGATCCGACAGATGGATCCGCCGGGGGTCTGCTTCAGCTCGGGGTCACGGGTCAGGTTGCCTGTGAGAGCTACGGTGTTGATGTCCTGCATCTAGTTTCAGCCTCCTTTGGCCGGGTAGTGAGCGGCCTAGGCTACAGCATGGACCGGATGCAAGTCTAGTTCAGGTATGCCTTGCCGGAGAATGCGGCTATGAA